TGCGGAGATTGGTGGAGCTGCATCTCGTGCAGGCATGGGTGCAACCAAGGGATTTGCCGAAGAAATCTTTACAGCAGGTAAAGGTGCTATGGCAGAGCAAACATTCCAAACCGCAGCACGTCAGCAATCAGACTACAGCAGATTGCTTGGTCTTTATGGTGAGACAGCTGGTCAAGAAGACTTGGCTCGTGAATCACTTGGTCTTGCAGGTGGTGCGGAAGTTGGCATCAAGACAAGAAAGCTCGCTTCTAAAGAGCGAGCAAAGTTCGCCACACGTAGCGCGATTGACAAGACAACTCTTGGTCGCGCAACCGCAGCCGACGTTTAATTAGGTTCCGCTTCAGACCGTCCAGCCCTGAAGTGCGTATCAGTCTGGAAGTCATCACGTCTATGAATTACTACCCCTGGTAAGGAGTACGTGTGATGCAAACCCGATGAGGGTTCAATCAACTAATAGGGAGAAAAAACAATGGCAGATAACTACGAATACGATATCGAAGACGACGAAGACGACTTCAATGATACTGGTCTAGTGAAGAAACTTCGTAAGCAAATCGACGGACTTCAGAAACAATTGAAGGAAAGAGAATCGCTTATTGAAGAATTCACGACATATAGTCATGAAGCATCGGTTGGAGAAATCTTAGAGTCATTCGGACTAAATGCAAAAATCGCTCAGTTCATTCCATCAGAAGTCGAAGCCGACCCTGATGCAGTAGCTGAATGGCTAAATGAATACGGTGATGCCTTTGGTATTGAAGCCGTTGAAGAGGGAGGGGAAGCCTCCCCAGATGCTCAAGCATATGAGCAAATGTCAGACTTTGAAGATGGAGAATATGACCCATATGTCGGTCAGGATTTGCAATCTCGTATTGCAAACGCCTCATCGCCAGAGGAGTTGAAGTCCTTACTCAGAGGCTGATAGTCCACAATCAACCCTAATAGAAGGAAATCATGCCTACTACACCAGCAACATCAACTACGACATCAACGATGTCGAACTTGATTCAGACCTCGTATGACAAGTTCATCGAGTTCAACCTTCGCTCTGAGCCAATGTTCCGCAAGTTCGCGGACAAGCGCCCAGTCGATGTTACAAACCCAGGTAACACTGTGGTATTCCAGGTCTACAAGGACCTCTCACGTCAGACAACAGCTCTGACACAGACACAAGACCCAGATGCAGTAACACTTAACAACACCGACAAGGTGAACGTTACTGTTGATGAATACGGTAACGCAGTTATCACAACAGAGCGTTTGGCTCTTGAGTCACTTTCAGCTGTAGACCCAGCAGTTGCAGACATGCTCGCATTCAACATGCGCGATTCATTGGATGCACTTGTATGGGCTAAGCTAACAGGACTAGCAACAGGTCGCTTCACAGGAACATCATCTGCTGATGAGTCAACACTCAACGGTGAGAACGTTTCTTCAAGCACAACAGCACCATACATTTCTTCAGCACTTGCTCGCAAGGCTGTTGCAAAGCTTCGTGGTGCATCTGTTCAGCCACGCGATGGTGGCTTCTATACAGCGCTTATCCACCCAGATGTATCTTTCGACCTTCGTTCAGAAGCAGCATCTGCAGGTAACGTTTCATGGCAGCTCCCACACACATACACAGAGGCTGGCGTAGCTAACCTCTGGAATGGTGAAATCGGTATCTTCGACCAAGTTCGTTATATCGAAACACCACGTGCTGAGTCAATCTCAGGTTCAGGAACATCTAAGGTTTACGCAACAGTAATCCTCGGAAAGCAGGCTCTTGTTGAGGCTGTTTCATATGAGCCAAAGACTGTTATCGGTCCAGTTACAGATAAGTTGATGCGCTTCCGCCCAGCGGGTTGGAAGGGTCTACTCGGATGGAACGTCTACCGCAAGGAAGCACGTTACGTTATCCAGACCAAGTCAAGCATCGCATCTGCGTAACTTTGACGGAAGGGGGAGGGCAACCTCCCCCTTCTACTTAAGGAAGACATGCCAAAGAAAAAACCAGAACCAGACGTAAGCTTCTTGACACCTCTCAAGCACCATGCCGTACAAGCGCATGAGTTATATATAGAGTACAAGGATGCAGGATTTACAGAAGGTGAAGCGTGGGAATTATTAATGCGCCAACTTCCTGAACTTGAATTAGAAACCATAGACTTTTTAGATGAGGATATAGAAGATGCCTAAAGTTGGAAAGAAAGAATTCGCATACACAGCTAAGGGTATGGCAATGGCAAAGATGGAAGCAATGAAGACTGGCAAGAAGATGGTTAAGAAGCCAGTAGTCAAGAAGGCAAAGAAGAAGTAAATGGACTCAAGACTAAAGCGAGCAGGCGTATCTGGTTTCAATAAAGCCAAGCGAACACCTGGTCATCCAACCAAGTCACATGTTGTCGTAGCCAAATCTGGTTCGCAAGTAAAGACTATTCGCTTTGGTCAACAGGGTGTATCTGGTTCACCAGAGAAGTCTGGTGAAACAAAGTCATACCGCCAACGTCGCCAGAGTTTTAAGGCACGTCATGCAAAAAATATTAATAAGGGTGTTATGTCGGCAGCCTACTGGGCAGACAAGGTGAAGTGGTAATGGCAAAAATTTTCCGTGGACCAACTATGAAGATAAAGCTTGGGTTGGCAAATGACCTATGGTTTGTTTCATACCCATGGGGAAAGACTGTTGTCAAAGACAACGGAACCTGGAAGACAATCGTATCCCCGCAAGATTCATCTCTTGCCGATTATGACAAGGTTCTGCGTGGTGGGTATGACAACCCAATTACAGATGCGGAAGCAGCAGAGTTAACTGCTGCTGGTTATGGGGATTATATTGTCGAATTGTAGAACTGGTTGCAAGACACAAGACCATGATAACTATGGCGACTGTCTTCGAGACTCAAACATTAGCTTCGGTAACGAACAAGTTAGCGGAGTATTAAAGAAGAATGAAAAAGAATTAAGCGCCTATCGTGATGCTCGTAAGCTTGGTATACAGCCAGCATCAACAAGAATGAAAGATATTGAGAAAGCCGTAAGGGTTTCTGAAGCTACTGGAAGGGCAGCAAAAGCGTAATGGCAACATTAAACCAGTTAGTCGAGCAGACTATTGCAGAGATTGGTTCTTACGTAAAGAACCAGGAATCTGTTACAGTCATTACAACATCCATGGACAATGATGACCTGACCGTGGCAATTGATGATGCATCATCTCTTAGTAAGGGTATTGTTGAAATTGATGAAGAACTCATCTATGTAAAGAAGTCAATCAAAGATAGCGGTACTATCCAGATTCTTGGTGTTGCAGGTAATCCTGTAGGTCGTGGCTGGCGTGGCACGACAGCAACAAGTCACGTTGCTGGCTCAGTTGTACGTAACAACCCACTGTTCCCAAAGACTCAGGTTAAGCGAGCCATCCTAGAAACAATTAAGGGAATGTCATTCCCTGTTATCGCTAACGAAACATTCCAATTCAATGGGTCTGACTACTCATACATTATGCCAGATGCACTAGAAGATATTACTGGTATCTCATGGGATGTACCAGATTCAACAGGAGTATGGCAAATAATTAAAAACTGGCGACTAGATACAAACTATTACGATGCCACAACAGGAACTACCAAGCAGGCTCTGGTTCTAAAAGAAACCCCTATGCCTGGTCGTGATGTACGAGTTCAGTACACAAAGTTCCCAACAGTTATTACTGACAATCAAGATTTAACCGTAAGCGGTCTACCATCTTCTTGCGAAGATGTAGTCCGACTCGGTGCTATGTATCGTCTACTGTCAACAGTAGATGCAGGAAAAGTTACCGCAGTGTCTGTATCAGCAGATGCTCTCGACCAACCAGTCGCACCTGGCACATCTACCAATGCTGCTAAGTATATTTTCCAGCTTTACACTGTTCGCTTGGCGGAGGAAATCGGCAAGCAACAGGCAAACTTCCTAAACACAATCCAGTATACGAGGTAACGAATGCCAACACCGTCACGTTATTACAGTTCTACAGCTGCTAAGACAACGCTTTCAAGTTCTGTAGATTCATCAAGCGCAAGCATCTTGCTTGCTGCTCCATCTGGTCTTCCATCCCAGTATCCGTTTACTCTGATTCTTGAAAAAGATACGGCTAACGAAGAAATCGTAACGGTTACTGCTCTAGTTGGTTCTTCTTATAGTGTGACTCGCGGTGTTGACGGAAGCACAGCCAAGGCTCACTCAGTTGGAGCAACAGTAGAACACGGCGTATCTGCTCGTGACTATGCCGATTCTCGTACACACGAAGTATCAACCAACGCTCACGGTGTAACTGGAGATGTCGTCGGTACTGGCGGAGCGCAGACACTTACTGGTAAGACACTTACCACAGCAACTCTTGGTTCAATCCTTGATGCTGGCGGATACAAGATTACAAACTTGGCTACACCTACATCATCTTCTGATGCAGTACGTAAAGACTTTGCCGATGCTCAAGTAGCAGCAGCTGCCACCTCGGCTACATCTGCAGCGACGAGCGCAACAAGCGCACTTGCTTCTCAAACTGCAGCAGCAACATCCGCTGCTAGCGCAGCAACCAGTGCTACTGCAGCAGCAACCAGCGCAGCATCAGCAGCCACATCAGCAACTGCTGCAGCTACAAGTGCTGCCAGCGCAGCAACATCAGCCAGCACTATGTTGGCATCTGTTACCGCTGCAGCCACATCTGCAGCATCAGCGTTAGCATCACAGACAGCAGCAGCAACCTCTGCAACATCGGCTGCAACAAGTGCTACATCTGCAGCAAACAGTGCAACCGCTGCTGCGACTAGCGCAACCTCTGCTGCTAACTCAGCCACCGCAGCAGCAAACTCTGTAGCATCAATCGCATCGTTCGCTACCGCTGCAGCAACATCTGCAACTAGTGCAGCCAACTCAGCAACAGCAGCTGCTACATCAGCAGCAAGCGCTGCTGCTAGTGCAACCGCTGCATCTACATCAGCATCTTCTGCTGCAGCAAGCTTTGCATCTGTAACTGGTCTTACTGGTTCTGGTATCTTGCGTGACCTTGGAACAATTACCGAGTCTGATACAACTACAACAACTTATCTTAACGTTGCAACATTAACAGCATCGGCTGCTAATTCTGCAACTGCTGCTGCTACGTCAGCAGCTTCTGCTCTTACAAGCCAGACTGCTGCAGCAACCAGTGCAACAAGTTCTGCTAATAGCGCTACGGCTGCTGCCACATCTGCTACATCCGCAGCAGCATCTGCTACCGCAGCTGCAACGTCTGCTACTTCGGCAGCTAACTCTGCTACACAGGCAGCAGTAATTGTTGCTAGCGCAATCCAAGGAACTCTTATCAACGCTAAGGGTGACTTGCTTGTTGGTCAAGCGGACGACGTTGCAAATCGTTTACCAGTGGGAACAGATGGATTTCTTCTTACTGCAGCATCGACTGCAACATACGGTGTTCAGTGGGCAGCAGCTCCAGTCAGTCTTCCAAGTCAGTCTGGTAACGGAGGAAAGTATTTAACAACAGATGGTTCAACTGCATCATGGGCAACTATTGTTACTGACCCAATGACAGATATCTTCTTAATGATGGGAGCATAAGATGCCAGCATTTGCATTACAACTACGCCGAGGAACTACAGCAGAACACTCGGCATTTACAGGCTTGGTTGGTGAAGTAACAATCGACACCGACAAAGACACCATCGTCGTACACGATGGTGTTACCGCTGGTGGTATTCCACTAGCAAAAGCATCAGAGGCAGGCTCTGGTGGTTTAGACCCTTTTCTATTGATGGGAGCATAACAAATGGCATATAAAGTACTAGGTCAACTAGCAGCTGCAGCAACAACTGAAGAGGGTTTATACGCAGTACCAGCCTCTTCTTCAGCAGTAGTATCATCAATCGTAGTTGCTAACCGTGGTGCAACAGCAGCAACTTATCGTATTGCAGTTAAGCCAACAGCAGCAACAACATTGGCTAACGTTCACTACATTGCATTCGATGTACCGATTGCTGCAAATGATTCAACAGCATTAACTCTTGGCATCTCACTTGCTTCAGGCAATGCAATTCGCACATATGCATCTAACGCAAACTTAACATTTTCCGCATTTGGTTCAGAACTTTAATTAACTAAGGAGATAATCCATGGCAATATCACGATTTAGCAATTCAACTATTGCTAATGGTTTTCCTAAGTACACAGAATTATGGGACCAAGTATCAAGTTTGGATTTAGGTGGAGTTTCTAAATCAGGACTTCACTCTTGGTACGATGCATCAAACACATCTAGCGTTATTCATTCAAGCGGTAACGTAACTCAATGGAGTGACCTATCGGGTAACGGAAGACATGCTGTTATTGCTGGCGGTGGTTCTAATCCAACAACTGGAAGCACTACACAAAACGGAAGAAACGTAATTAACTTCAATGGAGTTAACCAGTTCTTAATTGCTTCAGCAGCTGTTAACTCAAATCTTTTTACATTCTTCGCTGTTTATAGAAGAAACAGTGCTGCACCTAGTGGAAACTATGGTCGTCTTTTGTCTTTATTTTCGTTCGCTAATAACGATTATGGAAATACAGATGGAATGGAAATCCATACATCTGCAGTAACTTTTGGTGGAATAACACCACCTCTTGTTGGTTTATACAGAAATGCTAATCAAGTTGCGGGAAGCACAATTGCATATGGTACTTCGTACCTATTTTCTGGAACACTTAATGGAACAAGCTGGTCACAAAATAACAGTGGAACAATTGTTTCTGGAACAACAGATGCAGCATCATTAAATTCCAATCAGTTAAATCTTGGTGCTGGTTCTGGTGCTGGTGGTGGCGATGCACACTTTAATGGATTCTTTGCAGAACATATTATATTTACAAGAGTCTTAAGTGCTGCAGAAATAACAGCGGTAAGAAGTTATTTATCAACTAAGTGGGGTGTTTAATGGGAATCCGTAGTTTAACAAGAGCAGGCATTGCTAGCGGAGTCAAACGTTCTAACGCTTGGGATGCATATACCGTTCCTAATAACGGTATTGAATTAATAGCTCAACAGATTTATACATCTAATGGTGGCGCTAGCGCAATTGTCTTTAGCAACATCCCGCAGACATACTCTCATCTCTACATACTTTCCAAGTTCAGAGATTTAGATTCATCTAATACTGATATTTCATTTACAACAATAACCTTAAATGGGGCTAGTGCCAACAGTGAAACCAACGCAACGTTTGGAATCGGCACTGGCACAATATCAACAAACAAGTATCAGAACTCTTGCTATGGCACACCCATTCAAAGAGGCAATGGTCCATCTGGGGCTTACGCCGTAACGCTTACTGACATTCCATTCTACACAGTAGCTGGAAGAGAGAAACATTTTACTTGGCATTGTGGCGTTACAGGAACTGCAAGTTATGGATTCATGGGCAACGCTGTTGTATATAACGGAACAACCAACGCAATCACATCAATACAAATCGACCCAGGAAATAATGGCTGGGCTGCTGGCTCAATGATACAACTATATGGGGTGAAGTAATGGAGCTAATTAGAAAGTACACATCAACTTCTAACGAAAACAATATTGTTCTAAACAATATCCCAGATACATATCGTCATCTTATTTTACAGTGCTTGCTAAAAACAAATGTAACAACAGTATCTGTTTACAATAACATGATTATTAATGGTGACACTGGCGCAAACTATGGAAGACAACAGCATTATGCATATGGTACTGGTACTGGCACTTCCTTTTATGTTAATACTAGACCAACCAGTTCAGATAGCAGCATCAACGGTATTGGTATAGACCCAGATAACTTTTCCTTTCAGGAAACTGTATTTTTTGATTACAAGGGAAGTACGTTTAAGAACATTCTTACCAAAGGTGGAGGAACTGGAGTTACTGGAACACAGGCTTCTAACAACTCTGCACAAATGTTTGCGTTTGCAAACATTTGGCAGAATACAAATGCCATAACATCGTTAACCTTTACTGCAATTAACGGTGGCTTGTATGCTGCAGGAACAACATTTATTTTGTG